CGCCGGCACGCCGCGCCGGCGCCGGCGCAGTGTTCAGCAGATAGTGTCAGCAGCTCGCCGCGCCGCGCTCGACGCCTCATCAGGCGTCCTACGAACGGCGCGCGAGGCCGGGGAGATCCCACTCAAGCTGGCGACGGTCGAGGCCGCGCGGACCGCCGCGCGCGAGGCCGCTGCTACTGTTCTCAGGGAGTCGGGGCGGTATGACGGCGAGGACGAGATCTCCGTTGAAGCCGAAGCCGTCGCCGATAGCGCGGTCAGGATGTACTACGCCGCCGCCGCGACGCGAGAGCGACGGCCGAGGCCGAAAAAGCCGCGAGAGCCGCAAAAGCCCCGGCCCGTGAGTAGCAGTAAGCCGACGGTTGTCGGGAAGCTAAAAAATCCGCTCGGAGCCGGGCGGAACCAAGATGACGATATACGTAACGAGATCAGCGGCGCGCCGCCGTCTGCAGTTCTCAGCGACACGCCGCCGCCGATCCGCTATTCGACGCAGCCGCCGCAATGCCGCCATTACGCAAAAACAACACATCGCCGATGCATGCGGGGCGCGATGGAAAACGGATACTGCTACTTCCACGGCGGAGCAGACTTCTCAGTAATCGCCGCCGACGATCGCGAGCACGACGGCAAGATAAAAGTAACGCACAGCGGAGGGATTGCAATGGACAATGCGCCGCGTCCGGGAGAAAAAGAAAGTATTTACTACAAGTACTTGACGCCGGAAGAGCAGCTAATCTACGCGAATATCAAGATCGGAAGTCTTGAAGATGAGATTCGAATAGTTAAGATCCAGCTACGGCGCGCAATAGAAAAACAAAAACTTTTTGAGCGCATTCGCGAGCTCATGAACGAAACAGTCGAAACCGAAGACGGCATCCGCACGCCAGAAGAAGTTGCGCAGCTTCTCGAGATCAGTGAATACTCGCGCGAAATAACGGACGGCGTCGACGGCCGAGGCGCAAGCATTTTGTCAGATGTTCGGAAGGTGATGCGCCGGAAAACCGATTATCTCGGCGAGATTAAAAAATTGACAAAACTTTTATCAGAGCTAGAAATGACGCACGTTTCACTAACCGCCACGTCGCCGCTACAGCGGGAAGAGGCCGTCCGGCAACTCGCCACGCAGCTTCGTGCGTTCTCCGACGCGGCCGCCGGCCTCTTCCCCGGCGGAAGCGCGCCGCCGGGCGCGAGTAGCGAGCCTATATCGGCAGAAGAAGCGGAAGACGAGGGGCGGGGGGCCGAGGGGCGGGGGGCCGAGGGGCGGGGGGCCGATGGGCGGGGGGCCGATGGGCGGGGGGCCGATGGGCGGGGGGCCGATGGGCGGGGGGCCGATGATTGATAGGCGCGAACAGGCGGCCCGGGCGGAGCGCGGCCTCTTCCCCGGCGGGCCCGAGGCCGGCGGCCCGGGCGGAGCGCGGCCTCTTCCCCGGCGGGCCGGCGGGCCAGTGGCCCCGGCGGAGCGCGGCCTCTTCCCCGGCGGGGCGGCGGGCCAGTGGCCCCGGCGGGGCGGGCGGAGCGCGGCCTCTTCCCCGGCGGGCCGGCGGGCCAGTGGCCCCGGCGGAGCGCGGCCTCTTCCCCGGCGGGGCGGCAGCCGGCGGCCCGGCGGGGCGGCAGCCGGCGGCCCGGCGGCCCGGGCGGAGCGGCAGCCGGCGGCCCGGCGGGGCGGCAGCCGGCGGCGCGGGCGGAGCGCGGCCTCTTCCCCGGCGGCCCGGCGGGGCGGCAGCCGGCGGCCCGGGCGGAGCGCGGCCTCTTCCCCGGCGGCCCGGCGGGGCGGCAGCCGGCGGCCCGGCGGCCCGGCGGCCCGGCGGCCCGGCGGCCCGGCGGCCCGGCGGCCCGGGCGGAGCGCGGCCTCTTCCCCGGCGGCCCGGCGGTGCTGTAAAGCATGTCGGATGTACAGGGCGAAGCAATGAACGATCTCCACAAACGCTATGAAATAAATGGACACACGATCATCCATGGCGATGCTGTCCAAGTGCTGAAAGAGGTTGTTCCCGATGGATCGATCACGCTTGTGTTTGCCGACCCCCCTTACAATATCGGCAAGAAGTTCAACGGCTTCCTTGATCGCTGGCCGTCAGATGCGGACTATGCAGAGTGGTGCAAAGAGTGGTTGATGCTTTGTATACGTAAACTTACGCCGAACGGTAGCATGTACCTGATGAGCAGCACTCAGTGTATGCCATACCTCGATTTGTTCTTGCGTGAACATATGACTGTACTTTCAAGAATTGTGTGGCATTATGATAGCTCGGGCGTCCAAGCACGAAGATATTTCGGATCTCTATATGAACCTATTCTGTTCGCCGTGAAAGACCCCAAGAACTATATCTTCAACGCTGACGCCGTCAAAGTTGAGGCAAAAACTGGTTCAAAGCGAAAACTTATTGACTATCGAAAACCAGTTCCATCTTTCTATAGTTCTGATAAGGTACCTGGAAACGTTTGGTATTTTCCGCGCGTAAGATACCGAATGGCAGAATATGAGGAACATCCTTCTCAGAAACCCGAAGCGTTGATCGAGCGCATTATTCTGGCAAGTTCTAATCCAGGCGATATCGTTATGGACCCCTTTTCGGGTACGTTCACTACATCTGCTGTAGCCAAGCGACTAGGACGCATGTCAATTGGCATAGAACGTGATGAAGAATATGTGAAGATCGGGTTAAGGCGGGTAGGAATCCAGCCCGGCGGCCCGGGCGGAGCGCGGCCTCTTCCCCGGCGGGGCGCGGGACGGGCGGCGCGCAGCTCGACGCGCGGGACGGGCGGCGCGGAGCTCGGCCCTCGGGGCGGGCGGTGGGGCGGGCGGCGACGGCCACCCTCTACCAGCTCCGGCGGGGCGCTTGCGGGGATGGCCACCGGGCCGGGGGCCAAGTTTTTTCAACCTATAGTCCAACATTAAAAAACTTTAATGAGAATTAAGCGAAAAACCACGGGCCTTGCGCCGGGAGCCGCGACAAATGTGTTACCAGCGCGATGGACGCCACTCCGTCCCCATCCGGAGCAAGCGCGGTACATCCAAAGCCGCGCGCGCTTCAACGTCAACAGCTCCGGCCGCCGCTCCGGCAAAACGGAGCTCGCGAAGCGGAAGATTGTTTGGCGCGCTCTCAACGCACATCGTCGCGATCTTCCTGGTCTTTACATTCCGCACCAAACGTCTTCGTTCTTTATCGCCGCGCCGACTTTTCATCAGGTTCGTCGAATCTATTGGGAAGATATCAAATCCATGATCCCGACATGGGCATTCTACGGCGCGCCGAATGCCACGACGCTAACGATTCGCCTTGTCAACGGCGCAATGATCCAGATGCTCGGCATGGACGAGCCGGCGCGCATCGAAGGCTCGCCATGGGACGGCGGCGTTCTCGACGAATACGGCAACATGAAGCCCGTCGTTTGGCCGCAGCATATCCGGCCGGCCCTGTCGGACCGGCGCGGTTGGTGCGATTTTATCGGCGTCCCCGAGGGGCGCAACCATTATTACGATCTTTGGAAGTCGGCGAAAGCAACCGAAGCCGAAGCGGCCGCCGCCGGCAAGCCGTCGCAATGGGCCACGTTCCATTGGAACAGCGAAGACATTCTTGATCCGGAAGAAATCGAAGCCGCGAAAAAAGATCTTGACGAAGCGACATACTTGCAAGAATACTGCGGGTCGTTTGTAAATTTCTCGGGCCGCGCTTACTATTCCTTCGACGAGAATATCCATTGCGCGCCGCTATCGTACAATCCGAAAGCGCCGCTCATTATTTGCTTCGACTTCAACGTCGATCCTGGAGTCGCGGCTATTTGCCAAGAGCAGCGCCTACCAAACGGCCTTGAAGGTACAGGGGTTATTGGCGAAGTATACATTCCCCGCAACTCTAACACGCTGCTAGTCCTCAACAAAATCGTTAACGACTGGCACAAGCACGAAGGCTTCTTTGTGCTGTACGGCGATTCAACCGGGGGTTCGCGCGGATCGGCTAAGGTGCAGGGATCCGATTGGATTTTGATCTTGCAGCGGATGCGGCAAGAGTTCGGCGGAGACCGCGTTATGCTCCGCGTTCCGTCGTTCAATCCCCGTGAGCGGGATCGCGTAAACGCCGTCAATTCTCGCCTCAAGTCAATGACGGGCGAGGTACGAATGATGGTCGATCCACACAAGGCGCCGAATGTCGTCAAAGACTTCGAAGGCGTTACGGTGCTTGAGGGCGGCTGCGGAGAGATTGACAAGCGCGCCGACGCGCGGCTAACACACATCAGCGACGCTATCGGCTACTACATCGTTCATGAGTTCCCGATCAAACGGCGTTACGGGCCGTCGGGGCAAAAATACTGGAAGTAACGGAGCACGAAATGGCAAAGATCAAGACCGCTACCGGAAAAATGCAGCTCAAGGATCTGCGGAAGACGCATCCAAACTATGCTGATATGATCGCTGAATGGAACTTGTGCATATCGAGCTACGACGGCATTCGTTCGTTGATTGAAATCGGCGCGATCAACCGGCATGAGCGCGAGTCGCTCGACAACTACACGCGTCGTCTGTCGGAGCTTTTCTCTTTCGGCTACTCGCGCTCCGTTGTCGATCTGTTCAACTTTTACTTGTTTAAGAAGCCGTTCACTGTTACGGTTCCCGAGAAGCTCGCGTCGAACATATCGTGGTACCGGTTCATTGACGACTGCAACCTATTCGGCGATTCGCTCGACTCGTATCTTGCAGACCAAGGGCGGTATGCTTCGATTTACGGACACGTCGGTTTCCTTGTGGACAAGCCGACGG